AGTCGGCGCTGCAAGTAGGTGTTAGCCGTTACGTTGTTCTGGTAGTTCAGAGTGAACACGTTCACCCCGGCGGTGAGGCCCGACAAGATAAATGTTGCCGTGTATTGGTTTTCAAGCAAGAGGCTGGACTGTTGGTAAATGCCCTGACGTGCAACCGTGCCCGCGTTAATTGTGGTGGCACCCGACACGGCAACATCAACCTCGATCGTCTGCGTGGCCGCAAACTGAATGTTGCACTTGATCGTTACCAGCGCGGTTGCGCCCGTGAGGATTGTGACGGAGGGGTTTGTGCCCGGCGACCCGGAAAGGGTCGGGGTCCATACTCCTGTTGCGGTTCCGCTTGCCGCGGTGAACGAACCGACCGGAGTGAGGCAAACCCAGCCGGTTCCGTTATAGCGAACGTCGATTCCGGTGGGAACATAGGTGACGGTGCCCGCTGCGGTGACGGTGCCAACGGCGGGGGCGGTGAGGTATGCGCGTTGGCCCTCAAACGGCGAGGGGATCGCGGTGTTCAGGTCGGCCAGCGTTGCATAGACCGGCCCGCCTGCGAGCGCGTTAGCCTGCATCGCGTTTAGCTGCGCGGCGGTGAGTACCGCTCCAGCTACAAACGTATTAGGTGCGGTCCATGCCATTGCAAAGCCTTTCTAGAATGCCAGCAGGTTAGAATCGAGGACGCCGAAAATGGCGTTGTCCAGCGTGAAGTATGCAGACTGATCGGCACTCTCGAAAGTGTATTCCACGACGTGACTTCCCGGCGTAATGGCGTGTTTGATGCCGCTCACAATAAGCGTCTGAGTAACGCTTGCCGGACTGCCGACGCTGTAGGTTTTCTGCACTGACGCTATGCGCGTGAGGTCCGTAGACAGAGCCGTGGTCTGGTCGGCGCTCGACAGTGCGGCCAGCTGCACGGTTACGCCGGTAAACCTCAGCACGGGGTCCTTGTAGCGGCCCAGTAGGTAGTTGCCGAGTGCGGCCACTTCGGCAACGGTGCTATTAAGTAGGTCCAGTTTTGTGTACTGCTGCGCCTGGTAAAGCGCGATACTTGTGGCGTCTGAAGTAGTCGAAGGGTTTGCCGGGTCGGCGGGGCTTTGTGTCTGAATGTAGTTGTAAAGCAGTTCGTCCCCGTACTGGTTCATCAACGTCCGGTACGGGATGCCACCGCTGCCAGTGTCCACGAAAGCAATTGACGAAACCGGGTTTAGCACTGCCCCGCGCCCGGTGAATGTCAGGGTGCCATTAGAGCTGATGAATAGGTAGCCCTGCTCCGACGTCGCCACGTTCTGCAAGTAGCTAAGGACGTTCGTGCCTGCCGGAATAAGGTATGCCCCGAGTGTGGAGGACCCCGTGCCCACGCTGTACGGCCCCTGGTAAGCCACCTCGGGGCGCGTGAGGACGTACGCCACGCGCGCGCTACTGGATTCCGCTGAGGGCGTTACGGCATTCATGGACTGGTTCGCCAGCACTGTGAAGGCATCCGCGCACGCGACGGTCGTTACGTTCGCATTCGTGGTGTAGCCGTAGTCGAGGTCCCAGTCAGTCACGAACCCGGTGTAAATAATGACGCCACCGGCGAGGACCTGCACGGGTTGCCTGGGGGCCACGAACGGGTAGTAAATGCTGGCAGTGTTCAGCGGGTCGAGCAGGCGCGTGGGATCGTAAATCTGGAGCTGCGCGGTGCCGCCGTTGAATTGTTCCATCTCACGGTTGCGGCCCCTGGTAATGCTCACACTCTGAACCATGCTGGTGAGGTCGACCATCTGGTAGCCGCCCAGCGTGCTCGTGTCCAGTAGCCCGTAGGTGGCATTGTCCAGCTGGAACGGCGTCCCGAAGGAAACCGTTGTCTGGAATCCAACCAGTACCTGAAGAGTCGGGGCGCTCATGCTGCCGCGAACACCGGGCCGCTGCGGCGCTGCGCGTTCTGTATGGCCTCAATAATCTGCTGGCCGATCTGGTCCGGCGTGGAGACTAGGCCCGCCTGCACGTTAATGGTGATGCCGCCCATGCCGCTAAGCCGGTCAAGTGGGATGACGGCCTCTGGCCCTGCCTCACCAATGAGCCCTAGTGTCGGGCGCGTGACGATCCCGCCCATGGCGAATGGCGTTGCCGGGTCGCCGTCAAACCCTCCGGCTGGGTTTAGACCGCCACCCGGGTCAGCCGGGTTAAACGGGGTCCTGTTGCCCTTGTCGAATGATCCAATCAGTTTGAGCAGCGCTTGCAGCGTCTTAAACGCGGCGTAGATCGGCGCGAAGGCCACGATGAAAGCCGTTTTGAGTACGTCTAGCGCGGGGCCGGCGTTTTTCTCAATCCAGTTAAACGCCGTTTTCAGGGCATTGACGACCCCGCTAATAATCGGTGCCACGTTCTCTGATATCCAGTTAAACGCGGCCTTGAATGCGTTGCCCAGCCCGTCGACGAAACCCCGAAACGTGTCGGAGGTGTTATAGGCGACGATCACGGCTGCGACGAATGCGGCAAGGGCAATGATCACGATGCCGATGGGGTTAAGCGATAGCGCCAGGTTGTAGGCGTACTGGGCGGCGGTGAGGATCGCGGTGGTGGCCGCTGCAACCTTCATGGCGAGGTTGACGGCGATGATGGCGGCTGCGAACGCGGCAATGGCTACGCCTGCAATGGCGACCACTGTGGCGTTTTCCTGCACGAACGTCGCCATATTTTGCAGCACTGGGAGCAGCAGGCTAATTGCCGGGAGCAGGGCCGCGCCTATGGCCTCTTTTGTCTCGTCAATTGTGACGCCCAGCGTGCGAAACTTGCCCGCGCCTGTCTCCGCAGCTTCGGCGGCCGCCCCGCCCGTGAGCTTTGCGAGTTCCGCCTGGGCCTTCTCAAAGTCCTTTGACTTGATAATGCCTTCGTCAAACCCGGGTATCAGTTTCTTTAGCGCCCCGAGGTTCCCGCCGTATGCTTTTGCAAGGCTAGAGGTTACGGCTTCGAGCGGTCGGCCCGTTTGTGCTGAGACGTCGAGGGCGATGCCGAGCAGGTCCTGCGCCTTCGACACGTCGCCGGTTGCCGTTGCCAGTTTGCCAAGCGCCGGCCGCAGCTGATCGTCGGCGATGCCCACCTGCATGGACAGTTTGGTGATGTAGCCCTCAGCACTTGCAACGGCGGCATCGGTTGCCCCGGTAACGCGCTTTAGTTGCCCTGCCAGCAGGTCGGATGCCGCTGCATCCTCGATTGCGGCTTTTGCGAAGTCAACCGCTGCGGCCCCGAGGGCCACAAGGGCAATGCCTGCGGGTATGGCCGCTTTCTTTACGGCGAACGCTGCACGCTGTCCGTTGGTTTCGAGCTTCTTGAATTGCTTTAGCGCCGAGTCGATGCCACGGGAATTGAAGTCCGTAATGATCGGGATAGTGATTGCCATTACTGAATCTCCCTATTGATGCGATCTACGGCAACCCCGAGAACGTCCTCAACGCCCTGGGCAATGCGACCGGCGTGTCGTTCGTAAGCGGGCCAGAGTAGGCGCGGTGAGGATGCGCGGAATAGCGGCCCTAGCGTCTTAGCCGTCGGAACCTCAAAGAGAACACCGGCAGGCTCACCCTGGCTGATGTAGAGAACGGACGACTGGCCGCGCCGCGTGGAGGTCTTTAGCTTTACGCCCCGGGCGACCTTCGCGCGATCCCACGGAAATATGGCGTAGCCCTTCGGATTCCACGCCCGGGCCATGCCGCTTGCCGGAAGCGCGGGGTAGCCTGCCTTCACCTCACTTAGCACGGGAGCCACTACCTCGCGCATGCCTTTATTGAATTCTTTGCGGTACTCGGGCTCAATCTTTCGCAGCAGTTTGATTGCCCCGGCCACACCTTCAATATCTGTGGACATTCCGACTGGCATCAGGTGCGGCGGCTTTCGTTTATTGCTCCGAGGACCGTAGTGAGGTCCCTAATGGTGAACGGTACATCTGGGGGCCAGTAGCCGGTGTCTGCCAATACCTCAGCGAGAGCCCGCCTTACTGTTCCCCTGGCGTAGGGTTTGTGTTCTCTCCCTCCGCGTCCTCGATTGCCTCAATCACTGGGTCATTCTGTAGGAAGTCGTCAAACTTGAGCGGGACCGTAATTCCTTGGTGTGCAGCTGCACGCCACACACAGAACGCTAGCCACCCCACCCGCATTTCCGATGCATTCGCCATGCACTGGAAAGAGCGGTCGTACTTTTCCTCAAATTGTGAGGCAACGTAAAGGCTCGTGATATCAACTTCGTGCGACTGGCCTTTATACAGCAGCGTGAATTGTGCAGACATATTTTCCCCTTAGTCTTTGCCCTACGGCGTGATGTCGCGTGCCCAGGTGCCTGCGGAAAACGACACCTCGTACACCTGAAGCTCGCCCACGGTCTGCGCGGTCGGAATGTCGGCGATCATGGTGTTCGTGATCGTGTATTCCGGGTTGCTCGCGCTGATTGCGCCCGCCGCGTGAGTGACCACGATGACGGTATCGCCCTGGCCCACTTCGGCGTTTAGCGTGGCCTCAACTTCGCCAGCGCCGTAGGAAGCGTAAAGCGTGATGGAACCTTCGACGGTCTGAAGGCCCGCGACCATACGCTCGCCCAGATCGCCAAAAGCGGTGGAGGTGAGCGGGTTAGAACCCAGCGTGAAGGTAATGGACGAACACTGGTCAGTGAGGTCCACCCCACCGATGGTGATGCTGTGCGGCTGTGAAAGATAGGTGGTGGTAGCCACTGGTTAGCTCCTCATGGTTGATACACGAATGGTGAGATCG